ATCTGATATCGCTAATTGCTGTAACAGCTATTGCAGTGTGGGGATATTTTGGAATTGAAGAGCGACTTTCATTTTTAGAACACCAGACAGAGATGATGCAGGTAGAGATTGAAGAGAATGATAATTGGATTGATGAATTTAAACCACCAGAAGCTGTGCAAGAGACTGTTAAGAATGTTAGAGAGTTAGAAAAAAAGATTGATGTTATGCGTACAGAATTAGAATATCTCAAAGCTAGTGTGTATATCAAATAATGGCAAGTTATATTTTTCAAGACTTATTGTCTAAAGCTCCAGCTAGTATCAGGAACAATGTTGCTGATGCAAGGTCATGGATGCAAGATAATGTGACAACAGTGACTACAAATAAGATTCTATCTGGCGACAGACAAAGAATGACTGATAGTCCAACACCAGGTCGTATGTATATGTTCTCATATGATCCAAAAACAAAAGATAAGCTACCATACTATGATAGATTTCCACTGATCTTTCCATTTGATAGTGCTCCAGGAGGATTCATGGGATTGAATCTACATTACTTACCACCTCTTGCTAGAGCTAAGTTAATGGATGGTTTGTGGCCACTTATTGACAATGAAAACATGACTCCTGGCAGTAGGTTGAAAATAAGTTACCAAACACTCAAAAAAGCATCACGTTTAAGATACTTCAAGCCTTGTGTAAAAAGGTATCTAAATAACCATGTACAGTCTCGTTTTGTAACGGTATACCCTGAAGAATGGAATATTGCTGTGTTTTTACCAACAGAACGGTTTGCAAAAGCAAGCAAAGCTTCAGTATACGCAGATTCAATTGGTAAGTACTAAATGGCAATAACAGATTTAATTAACAAGATAGGAACTGGCATAAGTCAGTTTGAAGGCTTTCTTGGCATTGGTGCTGATGGAGGCCAACAGCAATTCAACGTAGGTAAGATACGTTCAGATATAAACTCAATGGGCGGTCTAGCTAGACCTCCTCTATTCCTTGCTACAGTCAATCCACCTAGAGCATTAGTAGGTGCAGGACCACAGCCACTACTTTGTAGTTCAGCAACACTACCAGGTAAGCAAATCATACCTGTTGATCACAAAAGATTAGGATATGGTACGTTAGATAGAAGGGTATCTGGTGCAGTTAATCCAGATGTCAGCTTAACATTCTTTGTTGGAACAAATGGAGAGCCATTAACATACTTCAACTCGTGGCTTGATAACATATTTTATACTGACGCAAGAAACGGTGCTGAAGGAAGTAGTCCACAAGGAACTCCTACATTCAACATACGTTTTAGGTCTGAATACATTTCTACAGTTACAATTGCTTGGTTTGATGATGCACAACAACGATTCTTAGAATATACATTACACGAATGCTTTCCAATGCAAATAGGTGATGTATCACTAGCTTGGGCTGAAAATGACTCGTTTGCATCGGTAGCAGTTAACTTTACATATAGATATTATACACTAAACACTATTGAGACAGCAGTACCAGGTAGTGGTAGAGGTTTCTTAGGACTTTTAAAGAATGGTTTAGGAGTAGTATCAAGATTAAACAACAGTAGGTTTCAAGGATTTGGAATCAACGATCTACTGAATCCAAACTTGAGTAATGCTTCTCGAGTTGGACTAGCATTAGGAGCTGTGAACAGCACGTTCAAGTTATTTTAATATGGAGGATACACTATGGGGTTACCGATTATTCAACACCCTACTTTTGGATTGACAATACCGTCGACGAAAGAAGAAATTAGATACAGACCATTCTTGGTCAAAGAAGAAAAGATACTTTTGGTTGCACAACAAACAGGACAACCAGATGAGTTTATCAAGGCAATGTTACAGGTCATTAGCAATTGTGTTGTTGATTATAGTAACATTGATAAGCTGTCCAGCTTTGATATTGAGTATATATTTCTCAAACTCAGAGCTAATAGTGTATCTACTCTTGCAAAGTTACAAATTTGGGATACAGATTTAGAAGACTATCAAGAAGTAGAAGTTGATCTTGATAAGGTAGTATGTGAAGGAGAAATACCAGATAATGTAGTTGAAGTTAGTGAAGAAATAAAGTTAGAGCTAAGACCACCTTCATTTACTGATCTCTTAGTTTTAGATGATAATGATCAAATGAGCGACTCTATTGATATGGTCACTAGAGTTATCACTAAAATTTACGAAGGTGAAGAAGTTTATGAACTAAAAGACTTCTCAGAAGAAGAACAAATTGAATTTATTAACTCACTACCAGCTGATACCTTTCAACAGATACAAGATTTTCTAAAAGGACTACCAGCTGTATCAATGGAAGTACCATACAAGATAAAATTGAATGGTAAGAACAAGAATAAGAAGACTGTATTGAAAGGTCTAAATGATTTTTTCTAATAGTGCTGTCCCATACTAATCTGGCTAATTACTACCAGACTTTGTTCAGTATGGTTCAGCACCATAAATACAGTATAAAGGAACTAGAGAATTGTTATCCCTTTGAACGTGATTTGTATGTTGATATGTTATTAGAATACTTAGAGTCACAGAAAGAAGAATAACATGGCTAAGAAAGTACAGAAAAAGTTACAAACAAATTCAGAATACAATAAGTATGATCTAGATGGAGATGGCATTGTGACAGATGAGGAAATGGCTGCTATAGCTAAAATTGAAGAAATAGAAATGCAAGAAGAGAAAGCGGATGCTCAAAGACGCATGGCATGGATTGCTATGGCAGCAATGATCATCTTTACAGTACTTGCAATGATTCCTGGATTCATTCCAGAGACTAGACTTAAATTACTTGGAGACTTATCTGCTCTATTCTATATTGGTATGGCCGGTGTGGTCGGTGCTTATATGGGTATGACAGCATATATGAGTAAGAAGTAATGTCAACTCTTGCTGAAGTAAATGATACCCTTGGAGATGTCAAAAGAGCTGTTTTTCAACAAACAGCAGTCTTAAGCAATAAACTTGGTGATCGTGAACGTGCTAAACCTATGCCTTCTGGCCCAAAGGATTTAACTGCTCGCGAGAAAGCAGGTACAACTTCAGCAGAAGCAGCAAGAGAAGGTCTTAAAGAAAGAGCTGGTGACAAACCAAAGGGTGCTGGTGGTTTAGGTGGTCTGGCTGCCAAAGCTCCAAACTTACCAATAACAACAGGAAATAAATTATTAGACTATGGTGCACTAGCAGCTTTGGCTCTATCATTTACCGATGAGATTGCAGACTTCCTCAAAGGATTCTTAGGTGGTCTAAAAGATGCATTTCAAAAAGAGATTGATGCATTTAAAAATGCAGCTTCAGAATTTATAGATGAAAATATAACAAGTCTTGTATCTGGTGCAGCAATTGGTGTTGCAACTACATTGAGAAGGCTAAAGACCTCTACAAAAGGTTTATTGAAATCTGCTCTGGCTGAGGTAGATAGCTTAAAGACAAAGGTAGGTGGTTTATCATTAGAACTGGATGATGCAAAAGCAAAGGCTCAAGCAGATCTAGATGATGCAAAAGCAAAGAAAGCAGCTAAACCACAAACAAGATCCCAGCTGATAGATGACACAAAAAAATTATCAAACAGACAACTATCTAAAGCTGGATTAGAAAAGGCTAAAGGTGGTGGTTACATTGATAAAGCAACAAAAACACAAGCTACCAATACAAAACTAGCGCAAGCTACTGCCTCAACAACCAAACCGGCTCCAACCCAAAAAGTGGATCTACCAAAAGCTAAAGTGCCTGCTAGTGGGGGTGGTGGACCTGGCCAAGCGCGCCCATCATCTACACCTATGTCAAAGCCTTCTGCTATTAAACAAGTAGCAAAACAAAGCCAAATGATAGTTAAGATGTTATCTAAAGTAAAAGCATTGAAAGCAATCACAAAAGCCATACCAGTTATAGGAGCAATATTGGGTCCTGTCTTTGCAGCAATTGAGAGTGCAGAGGTACTTCAAGATCCTAAAAAGACTGATGAACAAAAAAGACAAGAAATAACTAATATCATTTCAGGTCTTGTAACTGGAACTGTTGCAGCTATTTTTGGAGCAATAATAGGTGCAGCGGTTCTATCAGTTATTCCAATTGTTGGAACATTTTTTGGTGGATTGATAGGTGGTGCTGCAGCTTATGTTGCTGGCGATGCCGTTGGCAGAGGTCTTATTGGTCCACAAGTTGCTGACTTCTTATTTGATGGAAAACCAGTTGATAAGAATGGTATCTTAGCAGCATTAAGTGGTTTCATGGAAAGTGATGATGGTAAGAAAGCAAAAGCTGCAGCAACTAAGAGTGCTCCTGGATCTCCAGGTAGTAAACCAATGGCTGGAGCTCCAGGAGTTGATGCTATGTCAGCACCAATGGAAGGCGCTAAGCCATCTCCTGGTGGAGGTTATGCTGCTGGTGCTGGTGCAACCGCAACGCCTGGTACAGCTGGTGCTGCTGGTACTGGTGCAGCCGGAACGCCTGGTAGAGCTGGTGCTCCAGGTACATCATCACCAAGAAGTGCTGGTGGACCTGGCCAAGCTAAACCTGGTCCAATGAGCGCTACGATGAGTCCTGAAGCTAGCGAAGCATTAAACACACCATCTGTATCAGCTCCTGGTCCAGATGCACAAGCTCAAAGAATAGCAGCAGCTGCTACATCTCAAAAGGCTGCAATGGTTAACCAAGCTGCAAGACAACAAGCAGCAGCTAGTGGTACTAACAACATTACAATCAACAAAGAAGGCGATACGCAGAATAATATTTCTGGTGAAGGTGGTGGCGGATCAAGCCAAGTAGTTGTTGTTAAGTCTGATGGGGATATGCCTAAGATAGGCGCTAAGATAGCCTATGGTATGGGACTATAAGCCCCATACCATTTAGTTGACTATTCGTCTGCCAGCTTCTTAAAGAAAGATAGACCATCGTCGTCATCATCATTGGATTGTTCATCCCATGGAGCTGACGCAGCAGCTGGTTGTGATGGTGCTGCTGCTGGTGCAGGAGCCTGTTTAACTTCAGACAATTCATCAGCAGTTATTGTATTAGCAGTCTCACCGCCACCTAAAGCAAGAACTCTATAGAGCTTTGTTTTAAGTTCATCGTAAGACTTAAAGTTCTTAGGATCTACAAGTTCCTGTAAAGGCTTCAATTGATTGTAGATACCTTCTAAGTCGTCTTCTGGAATCTCAGAAGGTGAGTCAAACTCAGACTTATCATAGTTACGATATCCTTCTACATTACGAATCTTGAGTCTAAAGTTAGCACCTTCTCCAAGAGAGAATGCATCAACCTTTTCCTCATCATCAAACTCAGGCATAGCAGCATCATTGATCTTATCAAAGATTTTCTTGCCAAACTTATACAAGAATACTTGCCCTTCATTCTCAGGTCGTGAAGGATCCTTAATCACAACTATATTAGAGATAAAGGATAGTCGACGTTTAGTCTTAGTACGAACAAACGTCTTATCAGCTTCTGTACCAGAGTTCCACAGCATAGAGTTATACTCAGAAATAGGACAGGCTTGATTGATAGTGGTTAGTGATTTCTCAATGAACCATCCACCAGGACCTTGGAATCCATGATCCCAGATACGTACAAAGGGTACATCTGAATCTGGAGATGGTAAGAATCTAATAATAGCAGAGCCATTACCAGACTTATCTACTTCAGGTTTCCAGAACCCATCGTCATCACGACGTGGACCTTTATCAGTGAGTTTACTTAACTCTTCAGTCAATTTATCTATATTAGACGTAGAGTTCTTCTTCTTCCATTGTGCAAGCGACATATGTTTCTCCTTATGTGCGATATATGCGATGTATACGTTTTATTCAAAGCGTTCCATAATATACGACTTATACTTAGATAAGTCAACAGTATTTATAAAGAAAGGCTTATATTTCTCAGCTTTCTTGTATAGGTCTTGCCAGACCATATCCAGACCAAGTTTTTTGGTCCAGTAATCAAAGAAGGGTGTTAGTTCATTCATGACTATCATAGTCTCGACACCAACATCTTCTCTAATAACTAACCTCATCAGATAAGGATGTGTATCACCCTTAGTTAAAATATTCTCATCATATGATTCTTTCAACTTCATGAGGTCTTGTTTGAACATATATGACATACTCTGTTGTCTCTTTTGCCAGTTAGCATAGACAGCATGAGTCTCCATATTGTTTATATCACCAGGCCAGAAGTTAATGTTCTGCAACATATTAGCTAACATAAAGTCATCTGGGTTCTTCAACTTAGATAACTTATGAAAGAACATCTTATCTCTTCTAACTTCAAACCTAGAGTGTTCTGTATTTTTTACTTTGCCATTGTACTTGAAAATATCATAATCTGACGTGAAGTGTCTTTTCAGTGCCATATATTTCTGATATGTTTCATGAGCATTCATAATGGTAAGCGAGCTCCTTTTGTTTTTAGAAGCCGAAGGTCTTCAGCTTCTGTTGCAATCTTAGCTTTTAGAATTTGACTACTCTTTATTAATGAAGCAGCAGTCTCAACCTCTATACCATTCTTCTCAACGTAGTACATTACAGCATCAAGATACTCAATAGATTTTTCTTTGACTATCTTTTCAATTTCCATAGCGAACTGAGATGGAGTATTTATCTTTAACTCTATCATCGAAAAAACTTATGATCTTGAATTGTAATTGTATGTTCCAATAGTTGTCCCCATCTTGGATTGACTTTTGTTGTATGATAGTGAGTAGCACCATTAGTAATTGATATGCCATCACGTTGTAATTTTCCAAACTGACTGTAAATAAAGTTCACAGCTTTGATAACTTTAGCCCAAGTCTTTGTACCAACAATGTTGGATACATCATCGCTTTTGCCATCACACCAATATGTAAACTGACACTTCCATTTGACAGGAACTGTTTTACCTCTCTTCTGCCACCACTTATTCAGTGGACCTTGATGTACCACATCACATACAGTGTTGGGCCATCTATCACTCTTAACTCTATTCAATATAACTTCAGCAGCACCTAATATTCCTATCATAGGCTGGTTACCAGCTTCAAAGAATAGAGCTTCTGCCATACAGAATCTTTGTTTGTGTTCTGCATCTGTAATCGGCTCACTAGCTGATACTAGTGCTCCAGACCACAAAGTAACACCTAATGCAGTCACGATTGTCACTCTCTTCAACATTATACATTCCTTTGCCAATCAAAACAAAGTAAGCGCTTCTTGTGCTTACGTTCTTTATTATCGTTCCTTTTCTTGACAAAGTCAACACATTTTTGTAAATGACCTACATGCTCAGTTATCTGGTTCAAATAAGACTTTGTCCTATTTGGCATCTGAACATGGATATCATACTCCTCTTCAAGCAATGGATGGAAGAGAAAATGTTCGTATTTCTTCTTATCAATAGCCTGAAAAAACTCTTTATCACCATGTCTCATACCAGCAAATTCCATATCATATCCACCGGTAGACCAGAAACATGGCTTGTTTATAAGCCAAACATTAGGATGTGCAACCCATTTTAACAGCTTCTTTTCATCAAATAACTCATAGTCTTCTGGGTTATCATAGTGGTCAAACCGTACTTTGAACACATAAAATTGATTGTTCTCTAGATGAGTACTGGTCATTGCTTGTAGTAATTCTTCGGTAAAGAATACATCAATATCAATCAACCAATTCCAATGAGTCTCTGATTGTAGCATTGCAAGATTCCTACAACCATGATTATTGAATCCAATGTCTTGTTTTATAGTGTAAGATTTCAGCTTAAATCTGTGTTTATATGCGTGACATATGTCTTCAAATATACCTTGATCTGGAGAAGCATCATTAATAAACTGTACTGTAATGTGGTTCTTTAACCAGTCGGTCATACCAGAAAAGAACTCGCAATGATGTATTAGCTTATCTACTTGACCATAATATGTTAGTGATATGGTGATGTCATTTGTATCATTGAAGTTCCATGATATATCATCAAACCACTCATCAGGCTCATCCATCATTATACATCTGTAGTATGATCGTTACACATAGCATCATCAAACCTAGCTTTAAATCTTACCCACTCTAGTCCGTATCTTGTATTGTGAAACGGATGTGTCTTTTCTGCTTCCATATCAACAAACCAAGGACCACCTTCTGTATAATGTATTGCTTTTGGATCAGCCAGATGGTAGTATTGATCTAAACAATTCCACTCCATAGGTAGTGAACCAATGTCATCATCATCTAACCATTTAAGATGATGAAAGTCCAAACCTGGTAAGTGATCATTGAGATAGTCAGGTTTCAGTATTTGATTCTTTGGGTGTTCGTTGTTGAAAATCATTAATGAAGCCCAGTTCTTTCGAAACGATCTATGCTGAGCAATACCATCCATCTTGATATCACCAAGAGGTATATACTCTGGATGTTTAACTAAACTAACAGCTTTACTTGTATCAATCTCATTGACAAGTTCATATGGAGATGATAGGAACAAGAAGTCACAATCAACAAACATACTGAATCCTTTGAAGTCACACATATATGGAACCCAAAATCTAGTAAATGTAAAGTCAGTAGATTGAGGCTCACCATGATTACGATTGTATTCAGGTATGCTTTTTGATCTTAGCTGGACAATATCTGGATGATCATCCCATGCCCAAGTTCCTGTTTCTTTTCTTCGTCGGTTTTGATATTCTATTGAGAACTTGCATACCTCATATGCATCATGTTCTCTTTCCTCGTAACCTATGAATATTGGGAGTGTTGAGGTATATTTCAAGTTGTTTCTCCAATTCTCTTATCCGTTCTATACCCTTCTCTCTGATTTCATAAGGGTTTATAGATTCGAAGTCACCGTGCTCATACTTGGACTTTACTAATGCCCAAGGAAACGCTTTCTTAGTAATCTTCTTTGTTGAATACAATAGCATAGGTGTACGAGTATATCTTGCCACCCATGCAGTAGATCCGTGATAACCTACAGCCAAAAATGCCTTCTTATATTTATCAACCGCATCTGCAATGGCATCGGTGTAGTCACAATGGACCACATCCATGCCCCACTTCGTTGTAATAAGGTTTTCAATTTGTCTCCATTTGTCTAGTCCAACTGGATCCTTCCATTGTTTCCCCGGATCGTATTCTTCGAACTGTTGTTTGTGTGATGCTGTAGTATTAAGTACAACATATGGTTTATTGATAGATAGATTCTTTATTCTTGACCACCACAAGTTATGAAAATTTGATTCGTCATCATAATTGTCATGGTTATAAGTTATCTCTTTACCAAATGATTGTTTAAGATGAACTTGATGATAGTTAATGGGTTTACATATAGACCACAAGTATTTGAACTTAACGTCTAATGTATCTGCATCTTCTGGTTTGAATTTTTCACCTCGTTTATGCATCCAGTGCATATGTAAGGTGACGTCATCACAATTTTTCTGTGCCATATTATGAGCATAACAAAGAGGCGAGATTATGTCACCATAACCTATCTTGCCCTTCCAATTAATTGTTATCATACACTAAAGCTCTCTCCGCATCCACAACCTGCTGTTGCCAAAGGATTAATAACTTTGAGAAATGAACCACCAAGTTCTTGAACATAATCAATTGTTGAACCAAGTACATGCATCTCACTCACTACATCAATTACAAAGAACAGTTCTCTCATGTCAGATGGATCATTGCCAATGTTCATTTTATAATCTGAAGGATCTGGATCATCAATAAACTTCCAAGCATATTGGAATCCACTACATCCTCCACCTTCAACGCCAAACCAGACATACTGTTTGCCACTATTTATAGCTGCGTTTTGAAGATAGTTTTTAGCACTGTCTGTTAGTTCTATTGGACTTGCTACCATGCCTTCCTCCTAATTAAGTGGAGGTTTCTGTTGCCAGGTACCTCCGGACCCCGATCAATTAAGCTGCAAGAGCTAAATTATCAGATGCAAAATTATCGTTTGCATTTACTGTTTTGACCTATTAAGCGGTCAGCCTTGTGACTCCGTGTTCCTATTGTCAACCTGTCGATCCTATTTCGGGCCCATCAAAAATACACCTTAATGTACTTGTGGTGGACCCGACCGGTACTGCCCCGGTGTCCAGAATTGTTTTGAGTTCACCTCAACATCACATTATATTTATACTTCAAACACTATACAAAGTCAACAAGCAATCCTTCATGAAACATTTCTACCGGATGCATCTTTCCATAGAACTCATTCTGTTCCCATGATTGGTCTTCATCATTCCAATCAAACCAAGGACTGACACCCAAAATAATATTGATTCTTTTGGATATTTCTCCACTTTTTCTTATAACAGCATGCGGTTGTCCCGTATCAAAATGATACATATAGCCAGGATGCATAAGCATTTGTTCATCTTCGGTTGCTATGTATGCTGTTTTATCCAAATACAAAGGAATGTTAATACGAAAGTTCATATAGAAGGATTCGTCACGATGCCAATGCAAATCACCAGACTTCATCTCCACAATACGACCACGAACTATTGTTCTAGGTATCTGACTGAACACTTCCCCAAGGTAGCCAGATTCACAAGCCGGTGTCAATCGATTAAATCCGAGAGCATCGCTATAGGTGTTCTTACCGGTTTGGTTCTTTGCGGCTGGATTATACTTCCACTTATGATAATAAGGTCTCTCTTTTGACCACACCTCATGTGTGATTATATCTTTACTGTATAAAAAGTCCCAGGCTTCACCAGCTCCGTGATTGTTTACTTTGTCAAAGAACTCAACACGCAAGTCTTTTATATTGACTTGTTCAAATATCTCATTGCCTCTTTTACCAGCATACATCTCTGGTGGAAGATTGAACTTCCTGTTACCTAATGTTTGACAGTTTATATTGAT